CGCAGCATCCTACCCTTGACATTCGTTTCGTATTCTCTAATAGTAGAGCCCGTATTGCAAAGGGATCAAAGACCACGTATGCTATGTGGTGTGAGAATAACGGCTTTCTATATAGTGATGTTAGTATCCCAGATGAGTGGTTAGAGGAACCACCAAAGAGCAGCGTACCAACCTTCGTAACCTTTCCTAATAAAAGGAAAATAAAATGACATCGATACGAGATGTACTCTCCAGTGATGCGTTATACATAAAGATTTTACCCGTCTTAGATAATAAGAAAGAGTGGGACGGTGAGATTGATGTATCCTTAGTATGCCCTAACGACATACCTCTTGATGAAGAGGGTAAAGACATCCTATTAAGTATGGGGGCTCTCATGTCTGTGTCGCTTCTTTTGTACGAAGAAAATCTTGATATAAAAGAGGCAGCAGAAGACATACTAGCATCCTCAAGTGATGGCACCTATTTATTAGGGGATGACCCTAAGCCTACTCCTAGAGTTGTTAGTACTGAAGGTAATGTCGTAAAATAAACTTTGGAAAACAATAGTAATGCAAGGATACTTAGCAATGGCAGAAGAGAACGAACCTATTGATATTATCAATAGCCCACCTCACTATAACACTACGGGCATGGAGACCATCGACTTAATCAAAAACTCTATGACAGAGGCAGAGTTTGAAGGTTATTTAAAAGGCAATGTGTTAAAGTACGTTAGTCGTTATAGGGTTAAGCATAAAGAGGACCCACTAAAAGACCTACTAAAAGCGCAGTGGTATCTAAATAAACTATTACTCACAGTAGTAAATTCTATGGAGGAAAAACAATAATGGCATTACCATCTGACTATCAAAACTTTATCGCTCTTTCACGGTATGCTCGCTGGAGAGAAGAAGACCAGCGCCGTGAGACATGGGAAGAGACTATTACACGTTACTTCGATTATCTATTTGACTACATCAAAAAAGAAAAAGGTGTAGATGTCTCTGAATATAGAGAACGTCTGCAAAAGGCTGTTCTAAATTTAGATGTAATGCCTTCTATGAGAGCCGTAATGACTGCCGGTCCAGCATTAGAGCGGTGCCATGTAGGAGCATACAATTGTTCATATGTACCAGTAGATTCTTTACGTGCTTTTGATGAAGCTATGTACATTCTTATGTGCGGAACAGGCGTAGGCTTCTCTGTTGAGCGTGAGAATGTAGATAAGCTACCACTCATTAATGAAGATTTCCATGAAAGCAACACTGTTATCGTCGTAGACGACAGTAAGATCGGATGGTGTAAGGCTCTAAGAGAGTTAATTGCTTGCTTGTATGCTGGCCAGATTCCACAATGGGATGTATCTAACGTCCGCCCCGCTGGAGCTAGGCTTAAAACATTTGGCGGTAGAGCAAGTGGCCCGGAACCCCTAGAGGATTTATTTAACTTTGTGGTATCTAAGATTAAGGGGGCTGCTGGGAGACGCTTATACCCACTGGAAGCCCACGATATTATGTGCAAGATTGGCGAGATTGTTGTTGTCGGCGGTGTTCGTCGCTCTGCTCTTATCTCTCTGTCTAATCTTAATGATACCGCTATGCGTAAGGCTAAGTCTGGAGAATGGTGGGTCAATGATTCACAGAGATCATTGGCAAACAACTCTGTCTCGTATAAAGATAAACCTTCGATGGAAGTATTTTTTTCTGAGTGGCTTTCTCTCTACGAAAGTAAGTCAGGTGAAAGAGGCATCTTTAATCGTCAAGCGGCGGAGAGACAGGTGGCTAAGAATGGTAGACGATCTAATCATTCGGATGAAGCAAAGACTAAAAAGATAAGGTGGGGTACCAATCCATGCTCAGAGATTATTCTTAGACCTTATCAATTCTGTAATCTATCTGAGGTAGTTGTCCGTGAGGGAGATACTAAAGCAACATTACGTGAGAAGGTTGAGTTAGCTACTATTCTAGGTACTCTTCAATCCTGCCTAACTGACTTTAAGTATCTGCGTTCTATCTGGAGAAAGAACACTGAAGAAGAACGCCTGTTAGGAGTATCTCTGACAGGAATTATGGATAATTCTTATTGCAATGGAAAGAATGGTAAAGAATATCTGGCTAGTATGTTAAGTGATCTTAGGAGTACAGCCGTTGAAGTTAACAAGCAGTTTGCTGCTCTTCTTGGTATTAATCAGTCTGCTGCTATTACGTGTGTCAAGCCTAGCGGTACAGTCTCGCAGCTTGTTGATTCTGCTAGTGGCATTCATGCTCGCCATAATCCTTTCTACATCCGTACAGTAAGGGCGGATAATAAAGACCCTATGACGCAGTTTCTAAAGGACGCAGGTATTCCAGCTGAACCAGACTTTATGCGTCCTGAAAGTGCGACTGTGTTTTCATTCCCCATGCAGTCACCCGCTGCTTCAGTTTGTAGGGATGATATGAATGCTTTAGAGCATCTAGAACTTTGGCTTATTTACCAAGAGCATTGGTGTGAGCATAAGCCTAGTATCACAGTGAGCGTAAAAGAAGATGAGTGGCTTAGTGTTGGCGATTGGGTATTTAAGAATTTTGATGCCATTTCGGGTATTAGTTTTCTGCCTTATTCAGACCATACTTATAAGCAGGCTCCCTACCAAGACATTGATGAAATGGCCTACGCTAATTTGGCCGCGAGAATGCCATCCACTATTAACTGGACGCTTCTGCGAGAATATGAGAGAGAGGATCATACTACAGGCTCTCAAGAACTTGCCTGCACAGCGGGGGTATGCGAAGTCGTAGACATTACGAGTAGGTAACATGCAAGAAGTATTAGTAACACACGAGATGCTGGCTAAAGCCCAAGACAAAGCCATTGAATTGGGCAAGCTAAATAATTCTATAACCTCCGGCGGAGGAAACTTCGCTGGTTTTATAGGAGAACAAATTGCCCTAAGTGTGTTAGGAGGAAGTTGGGATAACTCATATGATTATGATCTTATACTGGAAGATGGGTCATCTGTAGATGTCAAAACAAAACGCACAAGTGTCACACCCCTGCCTGATTATGACTGCTCTGTAGCAGCTTATAATACTAAACAGAAATGTGACGCTTATGCGTTTGTTCGTATCTTAAACGATATGAGTAAAGGTTGGTTCTTAGGCGTTATGTCAAAAGAAGAATACTTTGATAAAGCAAACTTCCTTAGTAAAGGGGATGTTGATACTTCTAATGGCTATATCGTTAAAGCTAGTTGTTATAACATGAAAATTAAGGACTTAAAGGATTCACTATGAAACGCCCATTGCATAAACATAAACGTGACAACGAGATGCCACCGCTCAAGCTTCAATACGAAGCTGGGTACAATGCCTTCACAAACACCAAACAATGGACTAAGAGACTAGACAATGAGACTGTTATCGTCACTTCTTGCCCCTATAAAGCGGACTCTATGCAAGCTAAAGAGTGGCATAGGGGGTACAATGAAGCGTACTTCCAGAATTTGGAGAGGCTCAATGCAACTGAAAAAAGAGGCTGATGAATATATGAATAGCAATGCGATGTCTTTTAAAGAGTATCAAGACTTCTGTAAGACAACGGCTATCTATAGGGCAGAGGTTAGCTTGCTATACCCTGCTCTTGGCCTCACAGGTGAAGCTGGAGAGGTAGCTAACAAAGTAAAGAAGCTAGTGCGAGATGGTATAGAGAACCTTCCTTATGACTGGAAGGAGCAAATCGCAGCTGAAATTGGCGATGTTCTTTGGTACTGTTCTGCACTAGCTACTGATCTTGGTATTCCACTTAACACCATTGCTAAACAGAATGTAGAGAAACTACAGTCGCGTCTAGAAAGAGGTGTACTTAGTGGCTCTGGAGATAAGCGTTAGAAGGAATAGCTTTTTTCTATAAGCTTACTTAGTTCGTAACCTAAACCATATAGCCCCGAAGATTCTACAGTAGGCCGTGGAGCAAGGAGTAGCAGTTTTTCATAGTCTGCTAGTTTTTCTCCACGGTCTGCTTTTTCTGCAACTGTAAATCTTAATTCTTCTAGTTGTTTATTTACAGCTGCTTTAGTTCTATTGTCTGCCTTCAACCATCTGAATCTAGCAAAAGGCCCAGTGTAGCTATAATTTTTATACAGGAGACGCTTACGTTCAAGCGTAGAAACTTCATTTTCATTAGCGTCTGTTATGTCGCCATCTTTTTTGATAATAGCACTAATTTCGTTTTCAATTCCTGTCTTTACTAGATCGTACTTAGCAGCCATATCCCGCTGACTAAATACTTCTCCCATAACTTTAGCTTCTTTTCTAATCTTACTAAGTAGATCGTTAACTAATACCTTCTTACTTTCATACGCCATATCTTTATATGCGTCATTAGACATTAGCGTTTGTATAACGCCACTAGCGAACTGACTAGCACCCTCACGAATATAGTTATCTACAAGTTTATCCCCTGTAGTTCTAAAGGCTACCCACTCCTCTTGCCCCAAAAACCGCATTTCTGTTTCTACATCAGTAGGTTTACGAACAGTAGTAACACCGATAGTTTGCTTTGCAAGTGTGTTTTCTCTATAAGCTACTTCATTAGGCCCTCTATAGGCATATGCCCTAGTTGGCGGCTCTGCCAAACCAGCAAGTCTCTGTACTCCTAAGGGGAGACTCTTCTTTACGGTTTGAGTGAAGGCGCTTAAGCCTCTTTCCATACCACCCGTACCTTCAATAGCAGCATTGTAGTCTCTTATTGCTGCCTCTTGTGAGTCAAAGGAGGCAATAACATCCTTTACGAAGTTAGTACCAACCAAGAAGCTGTTAGCGTATTCGCCAACCATCTTACCAAATGCTTCAGAGGGTTTTTCTTCCTTTGTGAAATCACCACTAGCTATGTTTAGCATAGCATCAAACAAGGGTAGCTGGGCGCTAGAGCGTAGATTAACACCAGCAATACCTTCAGCTAACTCTCTAATATTTGGAGGTGCTCTATCAATCCTGTCTGGGTCTATTTGCCTATTAAATTGCTCTGGTCCAAGAGCTTCCATCTTATACAGAAAATCTGCAAGCATTAGATAGGGTGTTATAGGAAACAAAGCCCTTGTGTCTATAATAGTATCGCCGACTCTCATGTTATAATAAGGTTGATCTTGGTTTTCTGATCTAACTTTTAGTGCTGCCATTAGAGCAGCCATACCTACAGATGAGTTAGCAAAAGATTCCGCCAACTTAGGTAGGTTTACTTCTTTTCTTCCCTTTGTAGCTGCAACAAAGGCAGCATCATAAGCATTAGATGCAACATTTAGGGGGCTGTATTTAAACTGGAAGGCTAGAGCATTCATCATAAAACGAGCAAATGGAAGGGCTACTGTACCCATTGGAACCTTTTCAATAAAGTCTAATGTTACAGCAGCAATATTTTCTAATGATCCTTTATTCCTTCTAGGAGCATAACTAAAAGTACCCTTCATAGTTTCTGCTGCTGCTGCTTGAAGAATATCTGTAGGGATATGTTTATTATCTTTGAGGACACCTTCAAGACCCCCTTCTATACCAGCTCTCCTAAACTTTTTATCTAGCTCGTATGCAAATAAACCCCTCCTAAAGAAGGCGTCTTGTGCAATGTTGAGGCCGTTAAGAAATGTAACAAACCCCGGTAAAGACCCATCGCCATCAAAGTTATTATTGCTTCTAAATAGTCTACGCGCCAATGTAGGATTGTTAACTA